GAATTTGGAATAATGACTTTGTCGCACTTTTCGCCGTACTTTATTTACGACAAGTTGACAGACGAAGAAAAGGCAGAATTTGACAAATTGTCAGATGAAGAAAAAAGTAATTTAGACGAAATTGCGAAAGAAATGGCAGTTCAGCAAGAAAAAACAGCTGATGAATCAACAAAAACCGGCGACGAAGTTACATATTTAACAATTTCAGGGCTTGGCTTAATAATGACTTTAGCGCTCGGTTTAATGCTAAACTCGAAAATTAACAAGAAAAAGTTTGATGAATAAAACAATTTTTCCCGATATCAAAGAAATATCGGGAGATTTTTTATTAAAAATGTTTTTTGTCACTTTTTATCCAGGCTCCAAGCAAATATTGGCAATCACTAGCTAATTTACAAATTTGTTCGTATTGTTTGGGCAAAATGCACCCCTGTTCGCGTGCTAACAAAGAAATATATGCTAAAATTTTCACATCAGTTAGTGCAGAATGCTGAAATTCCAAGCGCTTTTGCATATTTTGTAAATTTTTGCTTTGCACAAAGATTTCATTTGCCCTATAAATATTTTCTATTATATTCAATGTAAGATTTTGTAAGCGAGAAACAAGCGTAAAACGAAAACATTTAGGTGATTTGTTTGTTGCAATCAATACGTAGCTGCACAAATTTTTTGCAGCCGTTACTACCTGCAATTCTGATTTTGTTTTTGTACTCATAATTTTGCTCCGTAAAAATTTATATTATTTAGATGAATTTTATACCAATTTTAAAAATTTTTCAATAGGCAACTAAATTTATCAAGTAAATCGAAAACGAAATTACTTCCGCGACTTAGTAATATTCCAGTTAAAATACGTCCAATGTATGGGATTTCTGATTTTAAATTAAAATGCGCAGGCAAATCCAATTTATATGCTACCGCGATAATTATTCCTAAAATTAAGCTCAAAGCCATTTGCCAACAAAAACTTTCTTGAATAAAAAATTGACTTATGTAAGTTATCAAACTTTCAATTAAGATTGCAAAAGTTACAAATTCAAATGTTTTATTTTCCATAATAAGCCCCTTTTTCGTTGACGAAAAAAGAAAGTTATGGTAAAATAATGGCACCATAGTTGGGCTTTAGTCCTTGTAGTATACCCCTGCCCTCAGTTGAAGTACATTTTGGGGCCTGGAGGTGATATTATCAAGGATAAGTTAATTAGCTTTTTGGGATATTTATTTAAGAAGCTACATAAAGAAAAAACGATTCAACTGGTAAAAGTTGAAATCGTTAATTCAAAAGTTTTAATAATAAATATCAACAAGGACTAATTCTCACAAAAGCCCTTCTATGGTTTTTATTTTATCAAACTTTTCTTTACTTGTCAATAGTTTAAATTTCTTTTATAAATGCGTCTGTAAAACCTGCGTCTTTTGCTTTTTGAAGCTGATTTTCGGCGTTTTCTCGCTTTGAATATGCTCCGACTTGAACAAAATATTTTGCTTTTTTATCTGATTCTGGTTGCGATGAATTTTCTTTTATAGAAATTCCAAGTGTCCTTAAAATACCTTTGGCATAGGCTGTGCCAAAGGCTTTTTGTTCTTCCAGTGAATCCGCAATTTGAACATCTGTCTCGTTATCGACGAAAAATCCCTCGCAAATCACCGCGGGGCAAATTGTTTCGCGGATAAATGCATAATAATCGCTGCCACTGGATCCTAATTTCGTTTTACAGCCCCTCGAATTTTGACCAATTTTTTTAACTTCGCTCTCTATATTTTCTGCTAAATCTTTGCTGAGGCCGCCTTTATAGTGATAAAATGCTTCAAATCCATCGCCGCGCCCGGAATATAGCGATAGGTAATCCTTTGAGACAATCTCCGGATTTTCCCCCGCTTCACACCGTGCATGCGACTTTCACCGCACACGGCGTTCCATCAAATTTAAGTTTTATAAAAATAAAGTAAATTTACACGTTTGAAATCGCAGATTTTTCTGAAATCTAAATTTTTTCTAATTGTGCTAATTTTCTGAGTCTATTAATTTTTGATAACTGAGATTTATCGAGTTTCAAATGTTCCAAATAGTACGCTATAGTGGCTTTTTCTGTTGCATGAATCAAGATATGCACTTCTTTACACATGATGATCAGATTAGAATAATTATCTCCACCGCCTAACTCTCGAGGCAATCTATGATGACAATTAATATCATCGATATTCAGTACCTTTTCGGTCACTGCACATTTTCCATTTTGCGCAACGTAAAGCGATATCCTGTTGTCCATGTACTCCACACTTCCTAGGGACTCGTTTTGTTCCATGAGTTCATGGAAAATTGACATGTTTATCCCTAGTTTCTTGTGAATTTCCTCCCGGCCTTCCACAGTATATTTGTTAACCTTGCGTTTTTGAAACATTGGAGCTTTAGTTTGAATATAACCAACTGGACATAGGGGAATTCCATTTACAAAACGCATTTGTCGGCTTCTCCCATATCGGCTTCTTATATAATGATATTTCTCCAAACTCCCAGATTTCTTAGCTCGTTCTCTCAGTCGATTTTTTACCACAGTGTCTATATTTCGGGATATTTTTGTCATATCTAGGCTAATATTTGTTGCCATTCTATAATAGTTATGAATTCCAATAACCATCGAGTTGTACTGTGTTATAGCTCTCCATTCTTCCTTTTCATTTCCGGGAGATTGGATTTCTTTGATCTGATTTTTCAGATTTTTCACAGTTCGCTTCATCGCTTTGTCACACATGTGTGACCTTATGACATATTTTCTACCTTTCTTGACAATCTTTAATTTTATCCCTAGAAATTCTGAATAATTCCGTTTTAAATTTACCACTTTCGATTTTTCTTCGCTTATCTCTAATTTCAAACGATCTCTTAGCCATTGTTTCACAGCAATAAATATTTTATCGGCATCACTTCTTTTCCGGCAGAATATTTTGAAGTCGTCAGCGTATCTCACTATCCACATCTCTTTCAAGTGCGTTTTCTTTAACATACGATACTTGGAGCCTTGATCTAAACTGCCGTTATAGTTTATTTTCGGAGCATACCGATGTTTGGTAAGGATATTTTCCCACTGTGATGCTATCCACCAATCGAGTTCATTTAGCACGATATTTGATAGAAGCGGCGATAGAATTCCCCCTTGTGGTGTTCCTTTCGTTGGCCAGATTTTCTCGCCATTTGGCATAATAATCGGAACTTTTAGCATTTCTTTGATTATACAAATCAGCTTTTTGTCGCGGATCCCCATGTGCCACATTTGTTTTATTAATTTTGTATGGTTCACATTATCAAAGAATCCCTTTATATCGATATCCACCACAAAATGGATTTTTTGCCGCTGGATCTTTTTATAGCAATCTGCTATCGCGTTCTCTGCTGATTTGTTTGGTCTAAACCCATAACTGCTTCTGTAGAATTTTGCTTCGCAGATTGGCTCTAAAACCTGCAGGATGCATTGCTGCACGATTCTATCCCAAATCGCCGGTATACCAAGTGGTCTCATTTTCCCATTTGGTTTCGGAATTTCAACTCGTCTCACTACTCTCGGTTTGTACCAAGACATCTTTTTTTGCACAATTTTTACATAGTCATCACTGGCTATGCTCTCAATATCTTTGATCGTTAGTTTATCCACGCCACTTGTTTTACTTCCTGTATTCCTCTTTATATTTCTGTATGCTAGTTTTATATTTTCTTCAGACGAAATTATTTCCATTAGATTATTAAAAACTTCTCCGACTTTGCTCTTCGCATACAGCGTATCGAAAGTTTCCTGCAGGTTATAATATTCATTGTGTCGCAGTTTTTTGTGTTTTATTTTCTTCTGCTTTCTCGAAACGAACACAGGCATCATCCCCTGTCACGTTCAGATTTTCTTTGTCTTACTCGAAGCTGTGTTATTTACCCTTTTTTCTTTTCCTTAAGTTTGACTAATGGCTGTTCCTCCATTTCCACTACAGAAATTTCTCAGGTCGTGCCATCGCTTTCACTATGCACTGGACGCTTATTTTCTTCGTCGCCTCCACATCTCTGCGTTGCATAGCTTCCCACGTTCCGATAATCCTATCTTTACATATATCCTTAGGAGCACACTATGAGCCTGCTAGCTTGCCTCCACCTGTAATGGAGCAAGGATTTTCATAACAACAATTTTTACTTATCCTCACTAGCACCCGCTTTTGCAGGTATATGCATTTCTACATATTCATGCCTTAGACCCGTACATTCGCATGTTCGTCAGAGTTTTACCTCATTCTCTCCATAAATACTTTTTAGACACCCGGCATATAGGTGACGCCATCTGCCTCCAGACAACTTTCGTGTTATTTTATCACAACTTACGGTCACTCTCTGCCGACTTCACCGAGCTTCTGAACATCTGCCTTCTCGGCAGAGCCAGTCGGAGTATCAGTGTGAGCGTTTCAGGGCGTTACTCCCTCATTCCACTCATCGGATTATCAGTTCTACTAAAACTAACTTTACGTTCTTGTTTTAGTGCCTAACCTTTTCAGTTAGGAACGTGTCGCACTATTGTGCACATCTATTGCTAAATCCGGCTCAAAGGCGTTGCATTCGTTGATTTCATCAGTTACCGGGTCGTTTTCATCTATTGCCCGTGACATCAAAACCTCAACGCCGTGCATTTCTAAAAAATCTTTGCAAGCTAAAGCCTCAACCAAATTCACATCTTTTTCCACCAAATGCCCGACCGCTCCTGAATCTGTGCCGCCGTGGCCAACTCCGATAAATACCTTTGCCATAATTTTCATCCCCAATTTATTTTTATAATTTCATGTAACGCGAAGAATAAAACAGGCCTGTTGGGTTGCTGCCAGTGTTGGAATAGGTGCCAATCAGCCAGGTACCGTTCGCGTTTTCTAAAAATCTGATGCAGTAATTTTTAAATTTCGGAGTTTCTGAGTCCGAAGAAATGGACTGCACCCAAGTTTTTCCATCTTTTGAAAAATAAACGCCGCTATAGCTGATATCACTTGCTCCGCTGCCCGCAAGCCACATGCCATCGGCGTTTTTTATATGCTCAAAACTTCCGCTTGTAACATTAGTTTTTGTCCAGATTTTGCCATTCGTGGAGTAATATAGACCAGTCGCTGTGTTGCCTTGACTGTAATTTCCAGTTACCCACAAATTGTTTGCTTTTGTTATCGCATAAAAATTTCCACTGGTAAGGTTAGACTGTGTCCAGGTCATGCCGTCCTCAGAATAATACAAGCCGTTGCTGTTATAGCCACCAGCGAGCCATATACCGTCTTCATGAGTTATAGTTTTGAAGCCTCCGGTTGTAAGATTTGATTGCGTCCAGTTTATTCCATTAGTTGAGTAATATATTCCTGTGCCACTTGATAAACCGCTAAGAACCCATACTCCATCTGCATATTTGGCCATATCACAAGATGAGCCGGAAAAGTTTCCTTGATCCCATGATTTGCCATCACTAGAATAATATGTGCCGTCATAGCCGCCTGCTACCCACAAATTATTTGCACTTGTTGCAAAATTCACGTTATTAGTGAGATTTGATTGTGTCCAATTTAAGCCATCGGTGGAATAATACAGGCCATAATATCCTCCTGCCAGCCATAAGCCGTTCGTATATATCACGAAACTGGTTTGTGATTTTTCGCTTGTTAAAATTATTTTTGTCCAATTCTTGCCATTTGTAGAATAATATAAATCGGCAGCATAATCTGAATAAGCGATCCAAACACCATTTGCGTAGATTGCAGAATTGCATGACTCCGTTGTATCAGACGCTGTCCAGGTCTTGCCGTTGTCGTCAGAGTAAAACAGGCCATCGTAAATTCCAGATACCCAGCGGCCGTTTCCATATGTTGCAAAATCTATATGACCACCTGTAAGAGCACTGTTAGAGCGTGTCCAAATTTTCCCGTTATTTTCAGTAATTTGAGCCCCTGCGCTCCTCCTAGATATAATCGCATTTCCCATTTACCGCACCACCTTTAACTGAATCGGAATTGCAACTGTCGGTACTTCTTCAAAACAAATCACAGTTACGTTGCCATCAGAAGTTTTGATTTTGGAAACACAGCTCCACGCTTCTAATTGCTGCAAGGCCACATCTTTTGAATCACCTAAAATCACGTCAACTATTGGGTTGTCGATTTCTAAAATTCCATCTACCACAACAGTTTGAGTGTATTCGCCTGTCTCTGCCGTTGTCCATTCAGTATTAATTGTTGCTGTGTACGTATTAACTGTCGTTTCGTTGATTTCTAAATTTACAGTATTTTGGCTATCCGGCTCAATCAAAGTTCCGTTTAATTTTACGCCCTGAATTGCTGAATCCGCCTTTTGGCCTTGCTCAGCTGTTGCTCCGCCGATTGAAGTTGCATCAATATCAACAATTCGAGCACTGTCAGGATTAACCAGCGTTCCGTTTACTTTTACGCCCTGTATTGCTGAATCTGCCTTTTGGCCTTGCTCTGCTGTTGCCCCGCCAAAATCTTCAAGTGTAATTGTGACATCATCAGCTAACGATTTGCCGTTTATTTTTCGGGTTACCGGCACAGCCCCAATTATATGTGGTGTAATATTTACGACGTTGTTCTTGTCTTTAGAAATCATCGAGCCGTTGCCCTTTATTCCAAGCACTGCGTTACCTGTATCACTTATTGTTATGTCCACAACCCCGTCAGAGCTTGCGGGAATGACTTCGCCATTCACTCGAACTCCCTGCAGCGCGGTGTCAGCCTTTTCGCCTTGCTTTTTGGTCGCAGCTCCTATGTCTTGTGGAGCTACTTGCTGCCATGAGTTATCATTTCGCAAAAACACATTCGCACTTGCAGTCTGAGGTGCCGGCACATGATTCCCATGATTTTCAGCGGCTGCTCCGATATTTTGTGGTGTCAATGTGATATCGCTTGAAAGAGGCTTATCGTTTATCCGCCTTGTGGTGGGCACAGCGTCGATATCCGTCGGCGTAATATTCACAACTTTATCAGCGCTCATCGGGATTTCTACGCCGTTGCCTTTGATTTTTTGAATCGCGGTATCAGCTTTTTTGCCCTGTTCGGCAGTTGCATATTCTTCACCATGCTTGCCATCGAGTAAATCTGCGTCTAGACCACTGCCTTCGCCGTCCATGGACATTATTTTTTCCATGATATTTTCTTCAGAATAAGCATCCATCACCTTTTGGACATCGGCTAAAGTCTCATCTAAGGCTGTAAACTCCGATATGCTCTCGACTGCAGATTCAAAATCGGTACATCGAACAATCTCAATCGAAAGCCCCTTCACTTTGAGTTTTGTAACACCTGCGTCTATGATATCTATTTCACAATCACGCATAATCCCGGGTACAATCGGCATCTGAGACGTCATCGCAAGGGTTATAATTCCTTTTTGAGCATCCTGTACTTCGCAATAATTGAAAATCAAATTTCCGTCGGGTTTTGTGGCATAAAAAATGACGGTTTTATCCGCCAAGTTAAATGATTTATTCTTATCTAGAATTTTAATCTCTAAAAATCTCGAATTTACTTCGCCCTGATTGACCTGAATTCGCATGTCATTTGGTTGCCAGATTTCCAGCGTTATCGATTTTGTTGTCATGTTGTTGCTTCCTCCTTAAAAATTTCTATTTTGCCGTCGGCAAGCTCTCTAAACTTTAACTCGACAGGCTTAGGTCTCTGATATTCATTAGGTGATTTTGCAGAAAACGTTGCAATGTCGGAGACTTGAGCACCGATTTTCTCCGATAATTCCTGAACCGCTTTTACAAGATATGGAATAATCGCCATCAAATCAAGGGTATAATAAGTTTCTCCGTCAATGATTTTTTCGCCTACAAATCTTGGATTTACTTCTTTAACTTGTTGTGCGATAAACCCGAGTTCTTCGAATCGGCCATCAGCTTTCCATTTAAATTCCATGCAAGACAGCGCATTGATTATCGAAAGCGCATCAACACCGCTCTCGTGGATATCTTTTTTTAGCCGCTTGTCCGACGAAGTCTGAATTGTCGTGTCGTAAATATCCCAATTATTCATATAGAGGTTATCGCCAAAATCTATTCCTTTTTGGCCAATCGAGTTGTCTTTATAATATGACATCTTCATCGTGTAAACATTGTCGTTCGGGCTGTCTTTTGCCGCCCAAGTCATGTAATTTCCCTCGTCGAGGTCAAACACAAGACCTCTTTTAGAATTATCGTCTCGAACGATATTTGTTCCGATTTTCCCGACGTAGCAACCATTTCTGTAAAAACCTTCGCCATTTTTGTCAAGCTGCATCAATAACTGCTTGCCACTGCCGGAGCCATCGTAAATTCTCAGCGACGCATAAATAAACTGGATGATTTCGCTGATATTATTCCATGCAATCTGCACACTGGTGGCGTTTTGCGTGATTTTTGTGCCAAATTCCGAGTTATTTACTTTTTTCGAAACTTCCGTGCTAATTTCCTCTGCAGTCTGTCGCAATGCGGTTTTTGTGGCATAAGTGCCGGATGCATCACTTTTTGTAACATACGTAGCCTCGATAATGCTTGAAAGTTCTCCGTCAGCAGCCTTAAATTCTTGCGTAACCTTCTTTTCGGTGTCAATTATCTCGTTGTTAATCATAAATCTAGTCTCATTGTTGATTTTATCGACGTATTGCCGCTGAATATCGCCATATTTTGGGTTTGCGTTGCCCAAAGTTACTTTGTTATATCTTTTCGAAAGCGCATCAAACTCGTAACCGATGACCTTTGTCATTAAATCAATATTTAAATCCTCATGATGCACACTGACAAAATCGCCAAGATAGACAGTTTCTAAGATAGAAAAATCCTTATACTCTTCGGTATCTTCAAGAGTGATAAATTCAACTGTGGCAGTTATTTGAGGTTTATCAAGACCATTTTTGAATTCCAGATTTGCAGCATCCCGAAGTGCATTTAAAGTCTCGATTTCACTCATTTTTTCGCCAATTTTTATCTCAGAATAGTGAATCCGCGTGACTTTTTCATTTGTATAAGCATCAATCAGTGGTGATTTTACATACTTTTCCGGCAATTTTAAGAGCGTCTGGCCGTCTTCTTTAAGTCCTGTCGGCATAATCTTAGTTGCAACGCTTGATAAATCCGTTACAAACCGCAATCCAGTCAGGTTTTTGCGATATCGAATCGATACACCTCGATCTGATCCAATGTGATTTTTTATTCTAATTTGGAAATTATCTCTCTCGAGTTCGCCGCCCCAAACTTCTATAAAAGAATTATCAGCGCCTAAAATCGCTTTAACCGGACTCATCATTTGATAATAAGCGGTGCCTTGTTTTGTGATATCAGAGCTGCCTGTAAATGGTGTATTTGCTAGGATTTTTGAAATTGCATCTGCACCACTTCCAGTCGGTCTAGTATCTTCAATAAAATAATCCAGTAGGTCGTAAAAAATGTGCCGCGCGTAAAATACAGGGTTACCAAGCATATCGATATCTGAGTTGTAAACTCTAAAAAGTTGGTCTGTCTTCGGTGTTGGTGCTTTTATAATTTGCTCGTTTTCAATCAGCTGGGAGCCGCGCGGCATCGTAACTTTCAAAGAATAATCTTCGTTTAATTCTTCGGTTACAATCGCCTCAATTGGCTGCAAAATCATCCAGCCATTATGCGTAAAATCAGTTTCATTTTTCTCATATAGAATTATCATTTTTTCACTCCAAATTTTCTGTCGTTTGTTTAGACCGGGTTCCTCGGGTTTCCAAAGGGCTTGCCCTTTGCGTTGTTTAGGAGAGTCCGAGAGGAATCGAAATCCTCTCGGGACGTTTTTTGGTTCGTTTTTGTCGTCACACAAAAATGAACATAAAAATTAAATATATCTCCAATTTGGCTGTATCTCAAGCCTCGTAACGTTTCCCAGCCATGTGATATGATTCTCGCCAAGTCTTAAAATCGGAAATTCTCCACTCATCCTGTTATTCATTGACGTTGTGCCTCGATACGCATTTTGCATTTCGCTGTCTATTGTAATTGAGCCTGCAATTCCTTTTAAAGAAATACTTTGATTGTTTACATACAGCGTTATATTTCCAGCACCAAAAATCGTGATAATCGGCTCAGCTTCAAAAGTTCCGATATTAAAAAGGCTAAACGGTGCGGTTTTTGTTATTTTTTGCTCAAAAACATCATATCCAAACGGTTGAACTTCAAATTCCACGACAAATCGCTTTAGACTGCGAATTATATGCGAAAATTCAATCTGGTTTGCAACTCTCGCTTTATATTTTCGGTCGAGCTCATTACTAAAAATTAGCCATCCGGCTCCCTTAAAATGAGCACAGATTTCATCAATTTTCCTCTCGTCTCTTACAATAAATTCGGCGCTTCGGATGCAACTATCAAAAGCACCATCTGTTGTGGTTAAATTGCCGTGTCTACCCGGTACTGTGAAGGTCTCGTCTCGTCTTTTTGGACTTATCTTTTCCGGGCAATGTTCCATATAAAGTCCGAGCTCACACGAATTTATCTCTTTAAATATGCAATAATTCAATCTTTTCACCTCTAAGCCTGCTGCAAAATTGCTACGCCGTGAGTAAAATTCCAGTTCCTGTGCGAAGGCCTGTACGTCCTGTGTGCGGTTATTTACGAAATTCTCGATGTGTACGGTAATTCCAGAGTTCCCAGAGACTTGCGGTTGGGCTGCAAAACCTTGATTGTATGCGACATTAAGCGTGGGTTCCACGCCGAACTCGGTCGGAATCGAATTTTGCATCTGTTTTGAGATATCTTTCATCGCCCCTGTAAAACCCTCTCCCAGGCCAAATGCAAGGTTTTTACCAATTTGCTCTTCAAACAATTTCGAGGGTGAAGCTATCCCAAAAAAGCTTTTGATACCGCTCATTATCGAATCTCCGAAACCTCTGATTTTATCAAGTATCCAGCTTGTCATATTCGAAATGCCATTCCACAGGCCTTGTACAAGATTTTTACCGATATCGAGCATTCGCCCAGGTAATTCACAGATTGTGTTCCAGACCCTTGAAACAAGGGCTTGTGCGGCACTTGCTCCCGCTGAAATTAGTTGATTACCCCACTCTGAGACCACTCCTATCGCTCCGACAATTCCTTCCCAGATTTTGCTCGGTAATTCGCCAATCCATCGGCCAACATCCGAGATAAATTGCGGAATCGACTGTGTGAAAAACGACACAATCGCATTCCAGCCGTTTATAAAAAATTCTTTTACGGAAATTACAAAGTTATCAACGAAAATTCTAAAATCTTCGCAGTTATCGTAAATCAGCTTAAAAGCGCCAGCAAATGGGTTAACAATCAGCAATAAAAGATTTTGCCAATTTCCCTCTATCCAATTTATCATCGTGCTAAAGGCATTCGGAATCCATTCCGTAAAGAACGAAGAAATCCACTCCCAAGCCGCGCTGCAAGCAGAAACTACGCTTTCCCACAAGCCAAGCCAAAAGTTGCGAAAATCTTCAGAATTATTCCATAAAAGAATAAACGCGCCCACAAGCGCTCCTATCGCAGCGATAATCAGACCAATCGGATTTGCACTCATTGCAGCATTCATCAGCCATTGTGCCGCCGTAACAGCACCTTGTGCCACTGTCAAAGCAATCTCTTTTATCTGCATGAAATCTAAGTTTGAAGCGACATCTAATATTTTACTGCCGAAACTTTTCATCTGAGTAAATGCATCGCCGATTGCACTTGCAAAATTCGCAGCCTTAACTGCCAGCATCGCACTCACAATGCCACCGAGCGCAACTAATAAAAATCCGGAATTTTGAATGAGCCATGAAATCACGTTCATCAAGGGCGGCAAGAGATTTACTACCATCTCGCTGATTCCTTCAATCAAGATTCCCGCACTCTCCGATAATTTGTCAAGAGCATCTTTTAAAGCACCGGATTCGCTTGACCTTGAGAAAAACTCAGTGAGTTTAGACGCCGCATTTTGAAGCGGTTCTTGCACTTTATCGTAAAGGGTTAGGCCCATTTCTGAGAACGTATTTTTAAGGATTTGCACCTTGCTTTCGGTGGTTGCATATCGCTGCTGAGCTTCATTTGTAAGGGCTGAATTTTCGTTCCAAGCCTCATTTGAAGTTTTTATTGCATTTGTAAATAAGTCATTTGCGTTCGAAGCTCTCAAAAGCGCGTCACGAAGCCGTGTTTCGCTGATTCCCATATCGTCAAGAAATTTTAGGGCACTTTCATCCTGTAAATTTCCTAGACCGGAAATAAAGGCAGTTAAAGCACCTGTTGCATCTTCAGCAAAATATTTCTGAAACTCCGCCGTTGATATGCCGGCCGCTTTTGCAAAATATTCAAGCTCAGAGCTACCTGTTTCACAGGCGTTAGCCATCATTATTATCGCCCGAGAAATCGCCGTGCCGCCGCCCTGGGCCTCTAGCCCGAGCGAAGATAAAGCCGCTGCAACACCCAAAATATCTGCTTCGGTCATGCCGACTTGTGAGCCTGCCGCTGAGATATTAAGTGCCATTTGAGTTACTTCTGATTCAGTTGTTGCAAAATTGTTTCCAAGGGCACCTATTGATGAACCAAGCCTATCAAAATTTTGCTGGTTCATTCCAGTGATATTTGCAAGGCGGGCTAGAGCCGTTGCGGCTTCCTCTGAGCTCATGTTTGTGGCAACACCGAGGTTTGCCATTGTTTCTGTAAAAGAAATTAAATTTTCATTTTTAATTCCAAGTTGCCCCGCAGCTTCGGCGATTGCAGAGAGTTCCGATGCTGTCGTTGGCATCTGTGTTGACATAGAGCGCAGTCCTGATTCAAATTGCTCAAATTCCTCATCCGTTGCGTTGACGGTCTTACGAACACCTGCAAATGCGCTTTCAAACTCAATTCCACCTGAAACAACAGATTTTACTGCACTAACTAAATTTCGCCCAAGCATCCGAACAGCATCGCTTGCCAAATTAGCAATTACGCCTTTCATAACTGTAAAGCCCTCACTTAGCTTAGATGTAGAGCTTTTAACCGAGTTCATCTCGTCGCCTAGCTGTTCCGTGGCCTTTTCAGCCGCGTTTAGCTTGTCTTTATTGTCCAGAATATCGTTGTTTAAAGACTTTATTTGTGAGGCTAAATTTTTTGCTTCAGTGCTATTTTTGCCTTGACTGAGTACAACGTTTTTATACTCAGTCTGCAACGATTTTAACTTTTCACCCTGGTTTGACAGCTCAGTATTTAGCTTATCAAGCGGAGTTTTTGATTTTTCCATTTGAGCGTTTACGTCTTTTAAACTGCTTTCCATTCTTGAAAGTTCAGTTTCTGCTTTGTTTAATGAAACTTTCCAGTTGTTAGTTTTCTTGTCATTCTCACCGTATTTTTCACTGGACTGTGCAAGTGCATTTTTCAAAACAGAAATTTTCTCTTTTTGCTTTTCAATTTGCTCATTTAGAATTTTATTTCGAGAGGTGAGGGCTGTTGTAGACTTATCATTTTTAGTAAACTCTGCCGTCACTTTTCCCATTTCCGAAGCTAAAACCCGAAGATTTGAATTTATTTGCTTAACTGCTTCTCTATACGTTTTTTCTCCCTCTAGTTTTGAATGTATTTGAACCCGCCATACTTCCACCTCCAATGAAATAAAAATAAGCATTCCATTTCTGAAATGCTTAGCAGTTGCCAATAAGCCAACTGTAATCTTGTCTGCAATCAATAACAAGAACTAAATAAACTGTATCATCTTTTATTTGATATAACAATAAATATCTTTTTTGGCACAACATTCTGTGATACTTATTAGCTGAAATAAACTCATTAATTAAAAAACTATTTCTTTGAGGCATAAACTCTAGCGATTTTATATCTTTTATAATATTTGATTTTAATGATTTCGCAGCTTCAATATTAACACGAGCCAAAAAATTTATATGGTTTTCTATTTCTGATTTTGCTCGCTGTGAGATGACTATCTTATATCGCTTTACTGTCAATTTTGGGCACCTCGTTCAAAATATTATCAAGACTATTTTCGAGTTCTTCAATAGAAAAGTCAACTCCGCCCGCCAACCGTTCTTCTTCTACGGATATAAGTTCTTCTCTTAATTTTAGCATTTTCTCTCTACGAGAAAATGCATTTATATCCATGACGACTAAATCACCTTCACCATTTTTAGTTAAATAGACGGGTTCACCTGTTTTTTTACACAGCTCTGCGATTTCGTTATAGTTTTGGCGAATATTAGCAGAAGGTTTTATATTCATAGCATCAATCTCCTTATAGTAATATTATATTTATATTATATCTTTTTATTACTATTAAGTCAAACCGTTTTTAATCTGGCAGCCACTCATCGTTATCTTTTAAGTAACTATTTTCGTCCTTAAATAGCTGCTGCTGAGTACAAAAGTTGTGATATGTTCTAAAATGCTTATACAAACGGCTCCACTTTTTCAGTGTCATGTGACCGACTTCTTTTTCTGTAAATCCAAGCATTTTTGTTCCTACAAATAAAATCCAAGAAAACTCTACCGGAACAACACTTGATGCACTTTCGCCCGCATTTAAACTTTCTGCGGGCTGTTCACGTTTTTTACTTTTTCATCCACTTCCACACTTTCAGATATAGCCTGCATAATCTTGCCCGCTGTGCCCGAAAGGCCAATTTTAGTTAAGATTCGGCCAGCTTTTTTTGCTGTTATTGGTGTCATTTTCTTTCCTGTTTTCTCAGCTTCAATTTCTAAACCTTCATTGATAGCTTCCGTAATAAAGAATTTCAAAGCTTTAATATCTGGCTCTCCGTCACGCTGAATTAAGTTTGACCATGCCTCAATTGTTCCGTATTTTTCTTGTATCGATTCCATTACATTTAATGTAAAAACAAATGGGAACTTTTCAGTTTTAGTCTCTAAATAATTGATTTTATCTATCAAAAACTATCACTCCCCTGTTCGTCGTCACAAGTTTCATTTTTTTCGTTTTGCCTTAAAAGGCAAAAGCTCACAAATTTCACTGTTCCTCCTCTCCCCCAAAAAGTCACGCTCGAGTTGGCTAACGGCTTGTAAACACGCCGTTTTTACACCTCCTTGCGAGCTACCAACTTTTTGTGGCCCCCTTCTTGCGACTGCACAAAGAAGCCATCTAGCGCTGTGTTTGCTTCGCTTTCAGTATCATAAACCTTATGCTTTTCCCAATCTCCATCTTCGTTCTCAAAAATCGTCGCTTCTACCGACGGTGTTGTAAATTCAAGATTATCTCCTTTTGTTTTGGCGTCAGCGATAAACGGCTTAAATTTCATTTTTGGAAAAAATTCTACTTTATACTTTCTTTTTCCATTAACCAATTTCGGAACAATGTGTCCAAAGCCGACATAAATCGCTTCATCGCTGACATTGGAAGTCACAACACCAGTTTCCTCATCAACTGTTTTGCCCAGCAACTCTGCAAAAATCGCGTCGTCATCCTCATCGATTCCTGCGGTTAACGTGCCGCTTTTAAACATCGAAACTTGCTCTTTAAGCGCGTCGTCACAATACAAAGTCGCCTCTGCTAAATCGAGCGTTACTTTGCACTCAATCGCGCCAGAGAGCGTTTTTACCGGGCCGTATGTCTTTCCGTCATTGTTCAATTTCGCGTATTTGAAACGCTTTAAACCAAT